TCACGTCACTCGGCAATGCCAGAATTGTGAGTAGGCCACGCCGTCGATGAACTCAATGCCGGTGATGAGCAGTGCATTGGTCCTCACACCGTGAATTTGCACGTCGTGCAGTGTTGGCAAAATCGACCCGCTAGGACTGGTTTTGAGGATTTCGGCGATCAAGGTAGGGCGGTTGAGTGGCGAGGTCGAGGCCATCCGCACCCATACGTCTCCTCTTAGTACAGGGGCTTTGTCGAAGCCAGCGCGTCCAAGGACTTTGCCATAGCGGCGCATGCGGCGAATATCAAATTGCATAGTCAAAATACTGTTTAAATAAACAGTATTTTTGCTGGCGTTTGGCTAGTCGGCAATCGTCACTGGTCGGATTGCCGCGCTAACCACATCCTTTGCTGAACCAGCGCAGTGCCACCTTCCTAGTTAGCTCTACCCCGCGCTGGGTTTGGCTAATTTGGCATCGGCTTCCTCGTAGTCAGGGCTCACGTGGCCGTTCTGAGGCTCAACGCGACCGCTCACTAGCCAAAGGGCGTACTCCGGAAACGCCTGAGCAAGGATGCCGATTTCCTCGGTGCTGATGCGTATCTTCTCGCTGCTGATGTTCCTCCACCGATCATAGTTTTTGCCGCCCATATCGCTCAATCGTCTTGGGCCGACCTTCTTGATCAATTGAAGGGCTCTATCTTTTACGCCGTCCATCAAAGATAAATTCAATCCGAGTAATCTTTACGCATTGGATTGCTTTGCGTAATATGCACGCAAGCGTATTATTTACGCAGAGATGACTGTCTGCATTGGAATGAATAGTGACGGAACGAGCATGGAACTGGAAGAGCTTAACCCCGGTGCCCTGATAGGGCCGCAACAGGATGTGGAGTCCATCGAGCGGTGGGCGGAGCGCAACGGCATTAGCTACGGCACCGCCCGCGCCTGGGTTTACCGGGGGGTGCTGCCGTCCGTGAAGCTTGGAAAGCTGCGCATGGTAAATAGCGCGCTGCTGCGCAACTGGCTGTTGGAACAGGAGTGGACGGCATGAGCCGCACCGATCCGCAATTCAAGCTCCGTATGCCTCCAGCTCTTCGCGCTCGGGTTGAACAGGCTGCCAAGGCCTCTATGCGCTCCCTGAATGCCGAACTGGTCTTTCGTGTTGAGCAGAGCTTTGAAGGCGTTGAGCTAGCGCGCGTTCTGTCGAGCAACCCGATTAACGCCTTGTTGGGCTTCCTTGAGGGCTATCTGCTGCACGCGGCAGAGCATCCCAGCGAACCCTTCAACCGCGCCCTGATGCTGATCGATGGCCTCATGGACTCCGGCTACCTCTCCCAGCCGGAAGAATCCTATCTGACCGACCTGCGGGTTGAGGCTCTCGCCTGGGGCCGTGCTCGCCAAGATAAGGAGGAAGCTGACCATGTCGTCTCCGAATTACTTGCGCCAAACCCACGCCCCGGACTGCGCTTGCTCTGTGTGCTGGTCCGCAAGGCAGGTCATCCCATTGCACAGCCCGTCGCCGTGTCCGGACTGCCGGCCCCCTGGGCTGCCCTATCGGGAAGGTGGCCGCTGGCTCTGCCGTCCCCGTTCCTTCTGCGCGAAACACGACCCGTCCCGGCGTCCGCCGAAGTACTGGCACGTTGTGTACGACAGCGGGAAACCCACGCCCGGCGTTCGACTGCACAAACCTTTCGTCCTGGAGTGACTGCCTTATGAGACAGCCAACCGCACTGATTGCCTGCGAGTTCTCCGGGCGTGTCCGCGATGCACTGGCCCGGGTTGGTTTTTACGCCGTGAGCTGCGATCTGCTGCCTTCGGAAACCGAAGGGGAGCACGTCCAGGGGGATGTCCTGGAAATGCTGGACTGGGGGTGGGATCTGCTGATTGCCCACCCGCCCTGCACTGACCTGGCTACCTCGGGTGCCCGCTGGTTTCCCGAGAAGATTGCTGACGGTCGTCAGGCACGTGCCCTGGAGTTCGTTCGTACCCTGCTGTCGGCGCCTATTCGATTCAAGGCACTGGAGAACCCCAAGTCTGTGATCTCCAGCCATATTCGCAAGCCGGACCAGATCATCCAGCCCTGGATGTTCGGACACGGCGAGCGCAAGGAAACGCACCTCTGGTTGCAGAACCTGCCGCTTCTGGAGCCGACCCGTATCGTCGATGGACGTTCTCCGGTCGTGCATTACATGGCGCCAGGCCCTGACCGCTGGAAGGACCGTAGCCGGACCTATATCGGTATCGCCGAGGCGATGGCCGAGCAGTGGGGCCGTTATGTGATGCGGGCCTTGGCGGAACCAGAATCTGTGAGTTTTCACCCCGAGCAGCAGGACCTGCTGCGTGTCCTGGAGGTGTGGGGCTTGCTCGCTGACACCCTGAAAGCGCTGCTCCTGCTCTTGCTGTTCTTGGTCGCGGGCGTCGTGGCCGATCCGGATCCGGTCCGGGGTCGCGGTTCGTGGTCGTCGGCTCAGCGTTCCGGTTCCGGGGAGCGGGGGCGCGGGGGCCGCTTGCCCTTGTCCGCCTTGCCCCTGCCTCTGCTTGTGCTTGTGGGTGTGGTTCTGCTTCTCGGGCTCGCGCTCCCTCGGCGTCGGGGGCGGGATGGGGATGGCAGGGGCCTTGGTGTTGGTGTTGGTGTTCGGGTTGGAAGGATTCCCCTTGGCCGTCGGAGACGACGTTGCGATAGGGATCGTTACCCGGATGGGCCAAGACGAACACCCTTGGTTGTGTTTGGTTTGTTTCGCTTGGGGCTCGGGCCGGGGGGGTCGGGCTCGCCCTCCCTTTCACTTTCCCCCGCTGCCTGTGGGTGAAGGCGCCGCATTTGCATTTGCGGGAGCGGTCCCGCTGACGCCGGCGAATTGGAGTTGAAGGAGCGATGCCGATGTTTGTGTTTGCAGGCGGCGTCGTCGTCGTGTGGGTGTGGGTGACCGAGACCTACACCTCTACCTCGACCGGGGCCGTGTAGGTTTCGGTCTCGTTCCTGTCCCTGGTCCCGGTCGGTGCCGGTGGCCGTGGCAAGGGCTTGGGGTTCGGGGTCTGCGACTTCGAGCCGACCCTGCTGGACGCCATCGTCTTCGTCTTCGAGGGGGTGCTGTTGCTGTTCGCGTTCGTGGTCGTGGTGCGTCCGGCCCGTTTCGGTTTGGTCCGGATTACCCATGTCCTTGTGGTTGTGGTTGTGGTGGGCGTGGGGGGGATGGCGGTGGCGGCGCCCGCCCCGGCCCGGGCGCGCGCGCAGGCCCAGGTCCCGGGCCCGGGCCCGGCGCCGCAGGGGCAGGGCCAGGACGACCAGTCCCCGTCCGCGGAGGCGTAGGCGTTAGGCGTCGGCGGTGGTGCTGTTTCTCTCTCTGTTGGTGTTCGGTGTGGGTCTTGGCTCTGGCTGGGGCTGGGTCTGGGTCGTCGGGGTCTCGGTGTCTGTTTGTGTTTTGGTCGTTATGTCTGTGTTTGTCGTTGTCGCTGTGCAGGTGTGTACCGCGTGGACCTCGACTGGCTTGGTGTTGTTTGGGTGTCTCGCATTGGCATGGGCCTAGGTGTTTCTGCTTGCGGCCGCTGGCTCTGTGTACGTGGTGGTCCTGGTTGGTTTTTGTTTGTCCGCCTTCGGCATCGGTGCCGCTGGCGTCCTGGGATCGTTCGTGACGGGGCTTTTGATTTTGATTGGCTGGGTCGCGTCACTTCTTCGTAAGTCGAGGTGGAGCGGCATGACCGTGATGGCGCTGCGGCTCGCCAAGTTCAGCCCGGTCGCCTCGTTCCGCAACCTGTGCATCGCCGGTTCCGGTTCCGTCACTGCCGCGACTTCGCTGCCGGCCTTCGCCGGGGTGATCGGTGCGGTTGCGTTGGCGTTGGCGGTTGGGGATGGCGATATGAAGGCCATTGGCGGCTACATCGTCGGCGCCTTGGTGATCCTGGCCGTCGCCGTTGTGGTCTTGATCTTGTTGCTGTTGGGGTAGGGGTTGCTGTTGTTGTTGTGGTTGTGGTTGGGGGCGTTCTTCGCCGGCGCCTCCGGGTACCGGACCGGGGCCTTCTTCTTCTTGTACCGGCCGAGGCGGAAGCCCCTCCGGAGTTTCCGGCGGGGCTTTTTATTTTTATTACCCGGAGAAAAGATAAATGAGCATTAAGACATTGATATCTGTCTTTGTGGTGAGGGTTCTTCTTGTTTGGTTGTTGTTTTTGTTTTTGTTTTTTTTTGGTGGTATTGCTGTTGCTTGTCTTTGTGTGTTTGTTGTTTTTTTGTCCAGTGGCTCTAGCACTCCTGCCGAAGCATGCGAGAAAGCACGGGTTGTTGCGGATAGGTCTCCGGATTGGAACTATACAAGCGCCACGCCCAAGATGAATGGGTTGGATAATTCATATTGTTCTGTTGTGTATGTTTCTGTTTGTGGTCGTGGTGTTGTTGTTGTTTGTGCTTGTTGTGCTTGCTGTAGGTTTTTTCTTTTTGGGGATCAGTGTGCCAATGCTGATGATACCTACAATGCCTCCACTGGTATTTGTGTTTGTGAGCCGCCGCCCAAGGAGTGTAAGGAAGGCGAACTGTTCCCGGCCAAGGGCCCGGACTCGCCCGTAGTTACCTCGGGAGGCCGTAACTATGTCGGTGACGGCGGCGCCCCGTGCTCTTGCTGTTGTGGGTGTGGGTGTGGTGGCAGTCCGGGCCGTTGCTGTTTGTTTCTGGTCTCCGGCTCGACGGGGTTCTGCTTCTGCAACTACATTCTCAAGGGCACCGGCTGCGGTGCCGACTCTTACACCTTCTCCTTGTCCGGGGCTTGGGTTTCGCTGAACCCGCCCGACACTCCGAACACCGATCCCTCCGACCCGAACGATCCCGGCTGCCCGCCCGGCTGGTCGTGGTCGGGGACTGGGTGTGTCTGGGCCCCGACCGATCCCACGGATCCAACCGACCCGACCACGCCGGGCGGCGACGGCGGCGGCGATGGCAATGGCGGTGGCAATGACGGCGGCGGCGGCAATGACGGCGGCAGCGGCGGTGGTGACGGCAGCGGGGGAGGGGACGGCAACGGCGGGGGCGATGGTAGCGGGGACGGTGACGGCAGCGGCACGGGCGGCGATGGCAACGGTACATGCGACCCGGCGAAAGAGAACTGCTCCACCGGCCCCGAAGGCCCTGGCGGCGAACTCAAGGAACCCACGCCCGGCACCTGGGATGACGCCATCGCCACCTGGGAAAAGAAGGTCGAGGACGCCAAGAAAGAACTCAAGACCAAGGTGAAGGCCAACGTCGACCAGATGAAGGGTGCCTTCGACCTCAACCTGGCGGAAGGCGGCGGGCAACTGCCCTGCGAGTCCATGACCATTTGGGGCAAGTCCTACTCCCTCTGTATCTCCGACTACGCCGGCCAACTCTCCAGCCTGCGCGTGGCGCTGCTGCTGATGGCCGCGCTGATCGCCGCCCTCATTCTGCTGAAGGACTGACCCTATGGAATGGCTCTCCGGTTTTCTCGATCAGATCATCGCCTTCTTCCAGTGGATCTGGGATTTCTTCGCCCAAGGCATCTATGACTTCGTGCGCGACGGCCTGGTGGTCGCCACCAAGGCGTCGATGTACGCCGCGCTCCAGACTCTGATCCTGCTGATCGATGTCAGCTACACCGCCGCCCGCGAACTGATCGACAGCCTCGGCGTGCCGCAGATGATCCGCAGCATGTACGCCGCGCTGCCGGGGCCGATTGCGGCGGGACTGGCCTTCTTCGGCGTGCCGCAGGCGCTGAACATCATCATGGTCGCGGCGGCGACGCGCTTCTGCATGCGCTTCGTGCCGTTCATTGGGAGGTGATCCGTGTCGATCAAGATCCACCACGGCCCCAATGGCTCCTACAAGACCTCCGGCGCGATCCAGGATGACGCCGTGCCCGCGCTGAAAGACGGGCGGGTGATCATCACCAACGTGCGCGGCTTCACCCTGGAGCGGGCCTATCAGGTCTTCCCGGACCTGCCCAATACGGCGGAAATCATCAACCTCGATCTGGAGTCGCTGGAAGACCTCGAAAAGATGCGCACGTGGTTCCAGTGGGCGCCCCGCGGGGCCTTCCTGATCTTCGACGAAACCCAACTGCTGTTTCCCAAGTCCTGGCGGGAAAAAGACCTCGAGCGCTTCGACTACCCCGGCGGACCGGAAGCGGCCCACGCGGCGGACCGCCCCATGAGCTGGCTCGACGCCTGGACCCGGCACCGGCATTTCAACTGGGACATTGTCCTCACCACGCCGAACATCTCCTACATCCGCGACGACATCCGCATGACCTGCGAGATGGCCTACAAGCATTCCAACCTCGCGGTGATCGGCATCCCTGGCCGCTACAAGGAGGCCCAGCATGACGCCCAACTCAACCGTCCGCCCGCCGATGGCACCATCATCGAGTACAAGCGGATCCGAAAGCAGACCTTCGCCCTCTACCAGTCCACGGCCACCGGCAAGACCCAAGACACCAAGGCCGGCAAGAGCCTCTTCCGGTCGCCTAAGCTGGTTCTTCTACTGGCATTGCTGGCCGGCACTATTGGCTTTGTCTGGTATATGGGGCCTCTGCGCACGATTGGCGGTCCGGCTGCTGCGACACCTGCCGACGCTCCTGGCGACCCTGCTCAAGCCCCTGCTGCGCCCGCTGCTGTGGCTGCTCCAGCGCGTCCTGCTGCGAATAGCTTTCTTCCTCCTGGGCTTGTACCTGATGGGCCTGCTGCTGCGCCTGTTGATCTGAACGCCCATCCCTTCGCCGATCGGCGGATTTCGATCCTCGCCCACGCCTACATGCCGTCGAAGGGCGATATCTACATGTTCGCCCTGGATGACCCTGCCGGCCGGCACCTGGAACTCACCAGTTGGCAACTCGTGGGATCCGGCTACGCGATCAAGCCACGCGGCGAGTGCGTGGCCGAACTGCTCTACGGGGAATGGGAGGGGACCGTCACCTGTGCCGGCTCTTCGGTCCGGCCGGTGGCGGTCGCTGGCGAGCCGCCGTTGCTCAACCTGCCGCCATCGGCAGCGGGCGCCCGTGAGCCTGACAAGGTGCCGCTGACCATCGTCCCCGATTCCGAATACGCCTCGCGGCCCTGGAGGCAGAAATGATCGATTGGGAATTCCTCGTTCCGGTGGCTATGGGCTGGGCGCTGCATCACTGGTGGACGGTGATGACGGCGCTAGCGGCGGTAGGGGTGCCGCCATGAGGGGCGGGCCGCGCCGCCGGCCGGGAGCGGAAGGCATGAGCGATAGGCCGAAGGCGCGGCCGACGCCCCTGTAACACGTCAGATAACCCCCGATCAGCAACCCCATAGAACCTCATTAACGGGTAAAGAACATGAAGACTCCGATCCATCCAACGCGACTGGTCCTCGAAGAGAACGGGGATTTCCACAAGTCCCCGAAGGGGATGCTTTTCATGGACCCGCTCAATGGACAGTTCACCGACCTGTCAGGCGTGCGCATCCTGCGGTGTGGCGTGGACACCGTGCGGCAGTTGTACAACGGCAAGCTCCGGCCGGAAGTCATGGCGCTGTTTGACCTGTCGGTGGATGTGGTCGAGTTCGCCGGTTACGAATGGTCCAAGGGCCGTATCGGTCGCGACTCTGGCTATCAGTACCGCCTGCAGAACGCCGAAATGGGCCTGATCTTGCTGATCAAGAACCACAACATCAAGGTCGACACCATTGGCTCGCACCTCAAGATCGAGGTGTCGCCTCACGCCATTGACGGCGCCGATCCGCGTATTCTCCAGGGCGTGCTGGATGACCTGGCCGCAGCGGTGCTGAGTCACTGCGAGACCAACCAAGCAGCCGTGCATATCGCGCTGGATGTGCAGGGCTGGACGCCTCCGGCTGATCTCGTTGACCGCATGCATTGCCGCTCGCGTCGGGTGCGGCAAATCAGCGGGATCGAGCGGATCGAGTTCGACGGCAACGCCTCGGTCTACGGGCGTGGCGAGACGTACATGTTCGGCTCGGCCAACGGTCTGCAACTGTCGATCTATAACAAGACCCTCCAGGCTCGGGCCACCGACAAGCTCGACTATTGGGAAAGCGTGTGGGCGACCCTGAACGGGGATCCGTTCGGTGATGGCGACCCGGCCTATAACCCCCTGGAAACGGTGTGGCGGATCGAGTTTCGCTATCACCACTCCATCGTCCAGCAATTCTCCGAAGGCTCGCGTATGGCCTCGGGGGAGGTCATTGGCTGCCGCACCTATGAGGGCCTTTGCCCGCATCTACAGGGGCTGTGGAACTATGCCTGCGAGGCATTCCGTGTGCTCTCCCGGGAGGGCATGTATGACGCCTTCTGGAGCCTGATCAGCCAGGACGCCCGCGTCCAGGTCGAGTGCGATCCGCTGATCGAGCGCACCGAGTATCGGCGCTATTACAAGACCGCCAAGGGCTTTAGCGGGCGCAACTGCGAGATGTTTCTCGGCCAGTTCGTGAGCCTGATCGCGCGGGAGCGTGTCCCGGCAAAAAAGGCGATTGAGTCCGCCCGCAAATTGGAGTTCTGGCACGTTATTGAAGACCACTATCTCGCCAAGGGTTGGACTCGTCGCGATCTGGAAAGGCATATCCACAAGCTCATGTGTGATCGCTATCTGCGCAAGGGATATGCGATATGACGGTACGCAAGGACGGCAAGACGTGGACGGCTGACTTCTATGAGAATGGTCGTTCCGGGCGCAGGATTCGCAAGAAAGGCTTCGCCACCAAGTCTGCCGCGATTCGCTATGAGCAGGATTTTTTCGCCGTGAAGGGCGAGACGGGCCGACCGCTGGATGACCGTCTCTCCGATCTGGTGAAGGTTTGGTATGACCTCCACGGCTGCACCTTGAAGGATGGCAAGCAACGCTTGGCGCGCTGTGAGGCGCTGGCGAAGCGGCTAGGGAACCCTCTGGCGTTCGAGTTCGATTCGTTGGCGTGGGCACGCTACCGGCAACGTCGCTTGACCGAGGTGAAGCCTGAGACGGTCAATCACGAGCAACGCTACTTGTCGGCGGTCTTCTCTGAACTGATTCGCCTGGGCTCCTGGCACAAGGAAAACCCGCTGGGCAAGGTCCGGCAAATCAAGACGGATCAGGTCGAACTGACGTTTCTGTCCCTGGATCAGGTCGCTCGACTGCTGGAAGAGTGCAAGGCCAGCATGAACAACCATACCTATCCGGTCGCGCTGTTGTGTCTCGCCACGGGAGCCCGCTGGGAAGAGGCGGAAAGCCTGACACGGGGCGCTGTGCATGGCGGCAAGGTGCACTATCACCGGACCAAGAATCGGCAGAGCCGATCAGTGCCGATCCCGGACGAGTTGGAGAGGTTGATATTCAAGGTGGGCATGCCTGGATCTGGCCGCCTGTTCATGTCTTGCCGCGCCGCGTTCCGCTGCGCCTATCAACGTTGCGGGTTCCAGACGCCGGGCCAGATGACCCACATTCTCCGCCATACCTTCGCCAGCCACTACATGATGGGAGGAGGGGACATCCTGGCCCTACAGCGGATCCTCGGTCACTCCTCGATCACCATGACTATGCGGTATGCGCATCTGTCGCCGGAACATTTGGAGTCGGCACTTCGACTCTCTCCCCTTACACAGTGCGGGTATCTTTCAGACCATGATCAACCGCTTTCTTGATCGAATCCGGGCATACTTCACGGACATAAAACGTTCGAGGTTTTGCATGGAAAACAAAATCCCGCTTCCCACGGATAGCCTGTACAAGTTTGTCGCGCTCTTCTCTATGACCATTCTTATCGGGGCTTTTTATCTAACCTTCTATGCCAGCGAGAGCTCAAATGCGGTGGTTTACGAGAACTGGGGCGAGCTTGCTTCACTGCAAAGCTTAGAAAAGCCAAATGCTGGACAGGTCGCTAGAAAGGAGATGTTGGAAAGAAGGATTGAAATCGCAGTAGAAAACCGAAAGGCGCTCGTTAAGTTTTCTGTCGCTCTGGTACTGATTGGTACTGTGGGAGGCTTCATTGGCTTTGCGTTCTGGATACGCAAGCAACAGAAAGTCGCTGATCAGATCGCCGAGAATCAGCTTGAGCTTTCTAGGCTTCAGCTACTGGCGTTGCGCCATGAACTCAAGGGTAAAGGTGTCGAGGTGGACAAGCTGTAG